AGAGTTTGTGGAATTGTACGAAACGGTTACAAAATAGGGATTGTCTTGCAACATGCATTGCGGTATAATATATATTATTAAGGAGGTCGAAAACCTATGGCTGTGAATACCGCAACCCGACGTGCAAAGACGCAAGCATTGTTGCTTGCACACAAAGGCAATGAACCTGTTGTAACAGAAGAAAACTATAACACGCTACTCAACCAAGCATTGTATTGGTATGCCGAGCATGCTGACGACAAGAAACTGCGTAAGTATGCTATGGAGCACTATGCAAAACTAGGTAAGAAAGCGGAAGTTATAGCCATCAATAAAGCATCTGATTTTGAAATTCGTCAGCTTGCTATTCTATGTCGCTTGTCAGACAGAGAACAATTCGTCAGTACCAAACATAAACAATTTATGGAGAATACTGTTGCTGAATTGCTTTCTAAATACAAAGTAGTGAAACAACCGAAGAAAGAAGAAAAACCAACTAACGTGGTGAGTATTCAAGAACGGATTGAAGAAACTGCTCGTAAACATGCAGCTGAATTTGATGGAGCGATAGATGAGTTTATCAAACAGAAGTCTACTGAATTCTCGGCAAAGAATTATCTACTGGCAAATGCAGTCTCGTCGCCAGTTGCAAAACGAATTGGAGAATTCTATGGAAAGCAACTCGCAGAACTTAGAGAAGCTATCCGAGGAAAAGATGAGCAACTTGTTGAAGGATATTCCCACTTCAGTAAACGAGAACTGAAAAAGTTTGCTGACTTTATAGAATCTATCATCAACGACTGTCTTCAGCAGGTTCAAACTGCTAAAGCATCTCGTGCACCTCGCAAACGTAAAGCTACCAACCCTGCAAAGGTTGTCAGCAAAATCAAATACATGAAAGAGTTTGCAGAACTTAAACTCAAGTCATGTAACCCTGTAGACATTTTGTCTGCATCAGAACTTTGGGTTTATAATACGAAGTATCGTAAGATTCAGGTGTATAAGGCTGAACACGGTACACTTAGTGTGAAGGGAACTACTGTCATTGGATTCAGTGTCAGCGAGTCTAAATCTTTGACACTACGTAAACCTGAAGAATTCTTTAAAGGTTTGTCTTTTGGAAAGCGAGCACTTAATTCCGCTATCAAGAGCATAACCACAAAACCAACCGCACCTAACGGTCGTATTAACGAAGAGTGCATACTGCTGGGAGCGTTTTGATGAAAATATTTTATATTGATGAAGGTATAAATTCTATTGTTATTGATGATTTTTATAGTGAGTATCAATTACATGATATTTTTGATGAACTGCAAAATATAACCATTAATAAAGCCTTAACAGAAGATCATAAACATCTATATTCTGCTGAAAAAGAAGGTAGATCTATTGCTAAAAAATATGGTGGATGGATAGAAGATGATAATTCTGTATTAATAAAGTATCCAAAAGAAAACTTTTCTTCACTGTTTGAGAGAATAGTTTCTCTTAATTCAATGTATTCTCTGTTGTTCCATATGAATAATAGATATCATTTACTATCATATTATCAGAATGGTGGCTACTATGATAAACATACTGATAGTTGTGTATTTACCGTTTTAAATTACTTTCAGAAAGAACCTAAACAATACACTGGTGGAGAGTTAATTTTACATTCAGTTAATGGTGTGAACACCGTTAAAATTGAACCAAAGAATAATAGAGTTGTTATTATTCCAAGTTGTATTGTACACGAAGTTACTGAAGTAAAGATGGACACAGATGATATCAATGGTGGCGGTAGATACTGTCTGTCAATTTTCCTCGACCACCAATATATGAAAGAAACTATATGATACTCGTTGACTACAGCCAAGTTGCATTGGCAGCAATCTTAACGTTTCAAAGAGAACTTAAAGGTACAGAGTCAGAAGTTAAAAACCTGATTCGACATGTCACCTTGTCTACTCTTAAATCCTATAAAAAGAAATACAGCAAAGAGTACGGTGAACTCGTTATCTGTTGCGATGGTCGTAAGTATTGGAGACGAGAAGTCTTTGAACACTACAAGGCTGGTCGCAAAAAGATGCGTGACAATTCAGACTTGGATTGGCATCTGATTTTTGACACTCTCAATGAGATGCGCCAAGATATCGCTGAGCACTTTCCATGGCGAGTTATCCATGTGGATCGTGCAGAGGCAGACGATGTGATTGCCGTGCTCGCTGGATGGACACAAAACAACAACCTTGTTCAACAGGGATTGGTTGAAGAACCACAACCTGTGTTGATTCTTTCTTCTGATAAAGACTTCAAGCAACTTCAGTTGTATGAAAATGTTCGTCAGTGGTCTCCGATGCAGAAGAAATACATCAATGCAACAAAACAAGAGATCCGTGATTTCATCGTTGAGCACGTAGTCAAAGGTGATACTGGTGACGGTATTCCTAACATTCTAAGTAAAGACGATGTGTTCGTTTCTGGAGATCGTCAGAAACCTATGTCAGCCAAACGTCTGGCAGAGTTTATAGAGAATGGCGAAGCTGCATGTAGGACTACCGAAGAGAAACGTAATTACTCTAGAAACCAACAATTAGTTGACTTTACATTTATCCCTGATGATGTAAAAACATCTATTGTTGAAGCGTATCTAAATAGCAAACCTACTGCAGATAAGATGTCTGTGATGAACTATTTAATGAATCACCGTTGTCGTTTACTGCTTGATGAAATTGAGGATTTTTAATGAGAAAATATCTACCACAAATGTTGCAAGAGATTAATGATAATCCCTCTGCAATCGAAACCTACAAAACAGATTTCCTACTAAAAGTTATCTGTGCCCATAACTTCCTAGAAGATTATAAGATGGAATTACCAGAGGGAGAACCTCCGTTTAAACCAGCTTCCGAACCGATAGGAATGACACCAACTAATCTGTTTGCTGACGCTAAACGCTTTTATGTATTCTGCCGAAAAGATTTGAGTCCATTGAAGCGAGAGTCTTTGTTTATCAGTATGCTTGAGGGTATTCACCCAGATGAAGCCAAGATTGTTATTGCAGTCAAAGACCAGAAGCTGACGAAACTGTATCCTAAAATCACTCACAAATTAGTCTCTGACGCTGGTATTATCCCAGCACCAGCTAAAAAGCAAAAAGTTGTTGACAAATAATAGAATTTGTTGTATAATTCTATTATATGATGAAACCCAGTGCTGAATTTTTTGCAACTCTCGGTCAGTACGTATACAAGTACGTAGATGACAGCGGAGATACTCTTTACGTTGGAAAAGGTAACGGTGACCGTTGTCTAGCCCACCTAAAGAGCAAGAAGTATAAACTGGAGAATTGTTATATCGTTGCTCGCAACTTAGAGCAGTTTGAAGACAAGAAAGACTGGCAGTCGTTCTTGTTGGAGTCTTATTTGATTGCAACTTTGTCACCAGAACACAATTCTGTTTCTGGACACTACAAGGAGTGTTTTGTTATGGCTAGTTTATCTTCATTGTTTTCAGACTATGAATCTGGACAGTACGATAACTTTGAGACTTTACCACAATGGTACATCGAGAACTATGATGTGTTCCGAAACCGTATCCGTGAGATTAAGATTAACTCAACTACAACTTTCCTGTTGAGTAACGCACGGAATGCCGTCTATATGATGTGGTATTGGTCACCAAACGAGGAACAAGTCAAGGTTACATTCGAGATTAACCAAGACCGAGAGAGAATGTTGACGACTCAACAGAAACTTATCTCGTTGTTGGAAGACAAGGGATACACGACATTCCCAGATGGCAAAGAGTCAAAGGTTGCTATCAATGTTAAAAATGTCCACGAAGTGATTGAACTTTTTGCTGATTTTTGGAAGTAGGAGAATATATTATGCCTAATTGGTGCGACAACAGTATTACATTGAGCAACAGCGACAAGACTAAGATTGATGCTCTGGAAGCAGAACTTAGTAAGAAAGATGATAAGGGGTATAATGATGCCAGCCCATTCAATCATCTAAGACCAAACCCAGCTGGCGAGTGGCAATATGATTGGTCAGTTTCCAACTGGGGAACTAAGTGGGATGCAGACATCTATGATTGGTCTCGAGAAGACGATAATACAATTTTTATCTCTTGTGGTACTGCATGGTCTCCTCCGATTTATCTTTACGATTACCTAGTGGAAACTGGGTGGAATGTCACTGCTCTCTACAATGAACCTGGAATGGGCTTCTGTGGAACTTATGATAATGAAAATGGTGACGAGTATTATGAATACAACATCAGTGACTTAGAAAGCATCGAGGCACTACCAGAAGATTGTATTGACTTTGGTGGGTTGCGTGATGAACATGAATATTGGAAAGAAAGCCAAGAAGAAGAGGAAGATGTTTAATATATTTGTAAAACCATCCGTTGTACATGTAGATTGTTTCACTGACAATGCTACAGCGTTCAACAACTTTAGAGTCGATGTAGCTAGTAAATTCTATCCTGATGAATTTAAGAGATTACCCAATAAAGTTAATGTAAAGGTCAATCACAATCCTAACAGTAAACTTCAGGCTGCTGCACCAACTGTTAGGATGTGTAATGGAATTACAGATTTATTCAGTAATGGATTTATTCTTCCATCTTGGGAAAGGTTTTCTATAGAGGTAACTGACAACGGAGAGCATTTCAGTCACTCTAACACAGCACAGGCATCTCAGACAAACATATATCAACATCATGATAGAATTCAGTATGGATTTGAACTGTTTAAAAACTGGACTCATGCTAAGTTATTGTCTCCATGGTTAATGGAAGAAAAATCTGGAATTAGATTTACATGGAACATGTGCGACTATCATAGAACTGACATTGCTGATGTGTTTAAGGTTTTACCTGCTGTGATTGATTACAAATATCAGATACAAACACATGTGAACTGTTTTATTAAAAATGGTAACATTATTACTATTGAAGCTGGAGATCCTCTGGTACAGATGATTCCTCTGACTGAAAAGAAAGTTAAACTACACCATCATCTTCTGTCAGTAGAAGATTGGATGAAGA